AGCTCCAAAATGAATTAACTTTTCTTGTCCACCTGAACAAGCTTTTACCATTTTTTTCTTTCCAGCTCTATCTGATTTCATTGGCTTGTTACAAGCCATTTTACTTTTGTCTGCCATTATGCGTTTCTTACTTTTGCAGCAGGAGTATTTGCCACAACAGTTCTCCCTCTAGCGCCTGCTCTTTTTTTCTTTCTGGCTGTAGCTGCTCTTTGTGCTTTTGTTAAACTTCTAGCTTTATCAAGAGGCAAACATCTGTCAGGATTTTTTTTATTCTTACTAGTTCCGCATGCTCCTAGTATAGATCCATCAGTTCCAATACGAACCCATTTTTGTTCTCGCCATTTTTTAAGCTCGCCCATTACTTTTTCTTTTTAGACATTGCTTTTAACATTCTGTCTATTTTTCCTGCTTGAGCTTTGTGCATAGCAGATGCTTTTTTTAATTGACTTGAAACTTCTCTTAATTTTTTTGCGTCCATTATTTTTTCTTTTTAGCTCCGGCTATCTTATCTGCGTAAGTGATAGCTGGGTTGTTATCGATGCCAGCCTCCACGCTAAGCATACCGAAATTGTTTCTCTTACCCTTGCGGGTTTTTTTATCCATTTTACTCATTTTTTACCTTTTGCTTTTTTGGCGTAGTTTGGGTCTTTACAATACTTGCTTGCTGCCATGTTTGCATAGGCAGATGGATAAGTATCAAATGTTCTTTTCGCCCATGCTATGCCAGCTGGGCAAATTTTATTTCCTCGACCTGTTTTTTTCTTTGCCATTAATCTTTGTATTTATTAATTACTGCTTGTATGCTATCTAATCTAACTAAAATTTCCATGGACAATCCGGCTTCAAATTTAGCCACCGGGGTTTGTCCTTTGTAAATTACTATAGTTGGAACAGATTTTATAGACCTTTTTAAAACATCACCTTGGTCTTCTACAAAAGCATATTGAACTTTTGTGTGTTTTAACCTGTCTAAATCTTCGTAAGCATTGGTTGTGTTCCATTTATAATTAAAATGAATAGTTGTGATGTCTTGACCATAACTAAAAACACTAAACAACAATGCTAAAATTAATACCCTCATTAGTCCTTTGTTATAATTTCAAATAGCTTCTCATCTATATCTTTAAGCTTTTCTCCATTTTCTTCTACTTTTTCTTGAGTAGACATGATTGTTTCTCTAATGAGCTGGTCTTTTAGATCATACTCAGTTCGAGACACCTCTGGTTCGGGCAGAGCCTTAGCAAGCTCAATGTCTTCCTGGAGCGAGTACCACATTCCTGTAACTGTAACTACAACCATTCCGATTGTAATCATGTTCTCAACAGATATGTTGAATTTTTTCTTTTTTAATTTTTCAATATCTAGCTCACTCATCTTAGTAAGACATCTTTTCCTTGCCGTAGCCTGGGTTATCTTTCTTTTTGCCCTTCATCATTTTGGCAAATTCGTGTGCTTGTGCTTTTCCTACTGCGTTGTAAGGAAAAGTCTTTGTTCCACCTTTATATTTTACTGTTGGCATATTTACTTTTTTTATAAATTAATAAATTAGGGAAATCTTTAGTGCTTCCCTTTGGGCACTTGTAATCGTATTTATTATTTTCTAATGAACTCGTTTGCTTCATGCTCCTCTTTTTTTCATCTTTGGTTTTACCACAATACTATCTGACATTGTCTTTTTGTGTGGAGGGACCATTGTTTTTGTATCTTTTCTGTAAGGAAAACCCTCAGGATTTACTCCATATATACTGTCTAATTTTCTTATCATAGCATTTTTCATGGGAATACTATCCATTGCTTTTTTTAAATGTCCTTTCTTGTGTGGCATAATATTATTATTTTTACAAAGATAATAAATCTAATAAAATGAAATATAAAGTAAACGACTGCTTAAAGTATTGGAGAGTCATCAGATATTTTATAAAACAAAAGTACGGATTAACCACTGGTGATTTAGATATGCTTCTATTTCTGTATAGCGAAGAAATATTCAGCAAAGAAAAATTTAATGAGTTCGACAATCTTATGTCATGGGATGAAGATCGTTTTGACAGGCTTCTTCGTGATGGATGGATAGAGGTCTTTCGTAAAAGAAGAAAAAAATATAAAAGCTTATATGGGTTGACTTTTAAAACCCAAAGAGTTATATCTTCTATATATAAAAAACTATCAGGAGAAGAAATACCTACATCTTTATCTGGCAACCCTATGTTTGCAAAAAATGTAAAGTATAGCGATAAGGTTTATAGAAATATGATTTTGGAAATGAACGCTTCTATAAGACAACAACGACATCCTTCTCTTGAATAATCGTATAAGGTTCATCATTTAATATCATAGAGTAACCTGCGTGCTTATCAAAAAAAACTAAGTCACCCTCTTTCAAAACATCAACCTCTGTCCCGCTTTTAATTATCAATCCTTTTTTGTATCTTAGTTGGTTGGCATCTTCTGAACTAAGAAGTAAACCTGAAGCAGTTTTAATCTCCTCTTCTATTTTTTTAATTATAATATTTTTGCCTATTGGTTTCATTGACTACAATATTCTATTGTTGTTATTATAGTTACACAATCTTCAGTGCAATCTTTTTTTTGACTTTGTTCAATTCTGTAATCGTTACATGGGTCTTCAGGTACAGAACATGATACCGATAAAAACAAAAGTATAATGATAAATATCATCAAAAGATAATCAAAGTATTTATTTGCTTTCATAAGTTCTTGCCATAGTTACGATAGCATTTGTAGATAAAATAGTAACAGCTACACTGACAGCGTTTTTCAAAGCTTGTCTAGTTACTTTAACAGGATCTATTATTCCCATTTTTAACATATCACCTGTTTCGCCGTTTTTCATATTGACTCCAATAGTGTGGTGTATGTTTTGATCAGCATAACCCTCATCATCTATATATGTATGACCTGCGTTTCTATATATTTGTTTTAAAGGTTCTTTTAGAGCAGAACTTAAAATCGCGTTAGCGATTTTTTTTGCGTTTGACTTTGCGTCGCTTTTCAGTATCTTCTGCCCCTCATCAAAAAGAGCTAGCCCTCCCCCGGGTAAAATCCCCTCTTCAAGCGCAGACCTAACTGCACACACAGCGTCATCTACCCTGTCATATAACTCTTTTTGTTCGAGGTCAGTATTCCCACCTACATATATCACACCTATACCACCAGTTAATGATGCGATACGAGATAGAATAAAATCTTTATCCGCTTTTGCGTTTGTAATTTTGTGTGCGTCCCATAGTTGTTGTTCTCTTTCTTTTATTTCTTTTTCATTTACCAAGCTATCGTCTCTAAGAATTATACTAGAGTCTTTACCTATAATTATTTTCTCTGCTTTCCCTAAATCTTCAAATGTAATTAATGAAAGATCATCACCTGTCTTTTCTGAAAAATAAGTAGCACCAACTGACAGAGCTATGTCTTGCATCAGCTCATGTTGCTTGTAACCAAATGAGGGAGGGTTAATGGCACAGAGCTTCAATCCGTTCTTCATCACATTCGCCGCTAGGGTGTTTATGACATTTTGAGAACAGGGTGCTACAATTAGTAGTTTTTTCCTGTCATTTACAATGGGCTTTAATACTTTTTCAATATCAAGTATGTTTCCAATCTCACTATCAGAAACAAGAATGTGTACATCATCTAAAACACATTCATCTTTTTTATGATTGTTAATAAACAGAGGTGAATAATAACCACGATCTATTTTTATTCCATGCGTAGTTTCAAATGTGGTTTCACTACCCTGTGATTTTTCAACTGTGACAATCCCATTCTTGCCTATGGTATTATATGTGTCTGCAATTATTTTCCCAACCTCCTCATCATTGTTTGCAGAAATACTTGCTACATCAAGAAGCTTTTTCTTGTTGACAGGTTTCGATTTATTCTTTAAATTACTTAATATCTTTTCTGATGATGCCACAAGTTCACGAAGGATCAGAGTCTTATTATCCTCCATAGTAATTTTATCCATACCCTCAAGAATAAGTTTCTCTGCTATCACAATTGCAGTGGTCGTTCCATCACCTGCGTTAGCAGCTGTCTTACTTGCTGCCTCTCTAACCATTCTTACTGCTAAATTCTCTACAGAATCCATCAGAGTAATTGACTTAGCTACAGTTACCCCATCTTTAGTAACAGTTATACCGTGTGTGTGTTCTTGTGACTCTATTAATACTGTGTGACCTAGAGGACCTAGTGTACTTTTCACAGCTTTAGCAATTTTTTTTATACCGTTTGCTAATTTATTTCTACCCTCTTCATCGAAGTGAAGTTTTTTCGGG